CTCTATCTTCGACATTCTTTTTAATAATTGTTGCAACAAGATCGGTAACATCACTTTTATCTGAAATTCTTTTTATGGATGAATCAACAGTACCACCATAGGCCATTCCCAGGATGTTGCTTTTTACCCTCTGATCGTGTTTTTCATTGATCATCTGTGCCAAGGCAACAACATCTTTGGCAGTATTAACATAAACATTATTAGCTGGCTTTCTACCCAAGGCAATGTCAACGCCAGAACCAGCCAAATCGCTAAACAAAGAATTGGATTGTCTTATGGCTCTTGATGCTGCCGATAAAGATTCTACAGGCCCACGATTTAATTTCCCACCTTTTTGTCTTGGACTCTTATAAAAATCTCTGACCTTATTTTCACCTCCAACATCCTTTCCAACAGCACCTTCATTAGTTTTTTGTTTTGTTGGTACTCTTAGACGTGTTCTTCTATTGGCCTTAATCTCTCTTGTAATTGGTCGATTAACAGGAACATTATTGCGAGTCGTAATAAGTCCACCAGATTTTGCCCCTTTTACAGGTGGTGTTGGTGGGGGTTCTCCACTTTTTGGATTATTACTATTGGCAATGTCCTCTGCAATTTTTAATGTCTTATCAAGAGTATCATCAAAAGTCTTAGTAAACTTATCAAGTTCTTTGTTGACAGGAAGTTTTTTGATGCTATCAGATTCACCTTTAAGTTTATCGCTAATGTCATAACCAGTTTTTATAAACCAAGATAGAGTATCAACAAGAGCTGTTGTAATCCATCCAATAGCAGATGCAACCCCATCCAACAAACCAACAAGAAATCCTAATTTAGGTAAAAAGGGTTGAATTTGTGTAAATACAAAGCCTAGGAAAGTCCAGGCCATAAAGTTAGTGATGGAGTCAAAGATACCTGTTTTTACTTTAAGCTTACTTCCCAGTTTACCAAGCAAATTGGGTTTTTTCTTTTCAAGTTCCTCTTCCTTTAGAACTAAACTTAACCTTTTCTTATTCTTGTCATCATCTTTTTTATTGGTTAATTGTTGACCTAGATTCTTTTTTACTACTTTTTCAATTTTACGGACATTAAGCTTCATCTTACGAAGTAAGACTGAATTGCTATCGACCCTAGGTGTTTGTGGTGTTGGTGTTTGTTGTGTTGGTGTTTGCGTCATAAGATGTTATACATCTCCTGAACTAACCATCTTCTTGTACTACCCGCCATCGGTGAAATAGTAGTCATTGGTGGCACTGTATTTCCAGATGATTTACCAACACTAGGAGCGCCAGATGTTATTGCAGGTAAAGTCATAACCTGAGACATTGAAGGACTCATTGCCATTGGTGGCATAAGAATCTCTTGTTTTGGTGATGCCTGTAATCTAGCAGGTTCTGAGGTTCTATCTAATTGACCAACGATGTTATCAATAATGTTTACACCACCTCTTTGAACAACTGTCTTGGGAATAACATAAACTTGCTCCCCTGCCTGGGCGAGAAATGGTGTTACTGAGGTTTCATTGTGTAGAAATGGTGTTACTGAGGTTTCATTGTGAAGGAGTATTGGATGCCTGTCATCGCTGCGACCACCAAAAGTGGGTAAATCGGCAGAAACCACCATTCCACCACGACGCTTACCAACCCACTTCCTAGGGTCCCACCAGGCCCTCTGAGGGGCCTTAGAGCGGGTTGCGGCGGCAGATGGCCTTGGGGCACCTAATAGCATTTTGGCTACGCTAGGTTTTGGTTTTTTCTTTGGTAGGACATTAACAGGAACTGGCGCAGGGATTGATCCTCTTTCTTTATGATAAGGCGTTCCTTCAGTTGTCCAATGTGAGAAGAAATTATGCTTTTTACTTCTAACAACATCGCCAGGTTTCATGTTATCGTGGTACTTTGTTCCTAAGAAGAAAGTTCTACCTTGAACGTGCTTTCTAGCGTTTTTTTGAAACTCAGGGTTCTTTAAATACTGATCTGTTTCCGTAATAACCCTTAAGGCGTGTTCTACTGGAATCTTTTTGTATCGGGAAAGTGCAATAGCAGCAGTATTTCTATCCTTAATGTTTAACCAATCTTCTCTATTTTTAAAGGTCGGTTCAAATTGCTTATTACCAGTAATTAGGTTTTTGATGGTATTCTTGCCATCAGTAGGAAGAAAGTTTTCACCATAATTTTTGGCAGCATAGAGTCTATTATAAATTGCCTGGGCAACATCGGCCCTACCTTGAGGATTAGCAAAATCTTCAGCAGCAGAAATAGCAAGAAGAGCACTATAATCTGCCTCACTAATGGTTGGATTTTTGGCCCCAACCATACCACCACCACTCATACCAATAAGTTTAGAACCTAGATTTCTTGGTTTATTGGCATTAGGCCCTCCAAATAAAGAGTTAAGTGCGAGTAGATTGTTTGCACCAACAGCCTTTACAGCCTGGGTGTTCATTACAACTTCACCTGGCTTAAGGGCTGTTAATTGCGTATCCTCACCGGCACCGCTAATTCTAACTCCTGTTCTATTATCAACAAGTCCGCCGCCGGCATAACTACGCCACTCTTGTCTGTAAGGTGTAGTAATGCCAAGTTCGCCAATGCTTGGAGATGTATCTATTGGTGTATCAGCCCCGCGAATTTCTAAGGCTTTGCCGCTTTTAACTCTTGCTTTATAAGCAGCTTGATTTTTAGCATCATCTATTTGCCCTGTTACCTTACCAGCTGCAAAAGCAAGACCGAGTGCTGTTGCTCCAGCTAATGCTAAAGGATTTTTTAATAATAAGAACTTAGCACTCCAAAATGTTAATTTAGCAAGAGTCTTAAGAATAAACCCTTTAAATGGAACAAAGAAAAAGGCTATTGCACCAGCTATGAGTGGCCAGAAATCCTTAAGGAATCTACCTATTGACTTAACCTTATCTGCATTTTTAGGATCATTAAACCATTTTATAAAGTCGCTAAATGCCCTACCTAGGAAGGTATAAAAAATGAATTGCCAAATTTTTTCAAAGATACTCTTAATAGGTGTAAAGACTTTTTCTAGAATCTTACTATTAATCTTCTTGGCTTGTTCAAGTATTCCTTCCCTCTTTTTTCGTCTTTGATTTTCTGCTTCTTTACGACTTATTTTCCCAATTTTAATAACAAAGGCGTTTTGCTTCTTTAGAATCTCTAGGATGTTTCCTAAGGACTTATTGATCTCGACTAAAGTATCATTATCAAGTCCACCAGTTCCTTGAGTTCTAGGAGTTCTAGGAGTTCTGATTGATCTAGGTTGCCTTGTTCTACGAGTTGTTTGTCTTTGTGTGGGGCTACTGGGAGCACTGGGGGTAACCTGGGCAGCAACAATGTTAATAGTAACTCTTGCCCTGGCGGATGTACCTTTATCATTTCTTACAACAACTTCAAAAGATTTACTACCAATCCTGTCTGCAACCAAGGTAACAGAACCACTTAATTCATTACTTGCAATAGGTTGAGGAAAGCCGGCTGATCTTGAGACGTGATTTGCGTTTTCAGACTTCCAGGTTACAGTATAAGAATCCCCTTTTTGTACTTCGGTCTTATCAAGAGTAACTGTTACTTTAGGCGGATCAACTCTACTTCTTGATCCTGATCGGCTGATTATTTCACTTTTAAGTTTGAGAGTTTTATCAGTTGCCGGGGTGTTTTGAGATGGTCTGTTTGTGTCTGGCTTATTGCTTTCTAATTCTGTGATTTCATAAAGAATCTTAAGATGCAATGCACCTGGCCGGCCGCCACTTTTTGAGGCCTTTTCGGTTTCTGCATCAAATCTTTTTCTATTATTAGGTGATAAGAAATCACCATTAGATTTTATGTTATTCTTACACCATAAGATCGCATAATAATAGTATTTGTCCTTGGTACCAATACCTAACTCTTGGACAAAATCTTTCGCCATTGCCAATTCAACAGGCGAAAGATTAAGGTCCTTGATGTCAGGTGCTTTTGTATTGGCTGCCCTAGGCATTATAATACACTACATTATAATCTATTTATAGGACTGTTGCTGTTGTAATTGTTTTGCTTTTTCTTCTTCTAAGTGTTGCTTTAACCATTCACACAAAATATCCAATTCCCAAGGCATCGAATTATCAATCCAATTAGGATCCCACTTATGGTATTGAACAAGAGCAAACATTCTCCTATAATAAAATTCAAGAGATGTGTGGGAAAGGGCTAGATAAAAAAATCAACGATACCTCTTAGGATAACTTCTCTTTCTTCTGGAACTTCTTCACCATCAACCTCAACTGTTCTTGTTGGGTGTTGAACCTTAATCGTATGCCTTAGTTGAGGCATTGTATCCAAGAATTCTTGAATCTTCTCGAATTGACTGGGCATAAGATCACCAATAAAGGAAAGAACTTCTTCCTTACCCACATCTTCTGCAACCCAAACATCCTCACCTTTGCAGATTTTATCGACGCAAGAAGCAACAAGATCGAGACCTTTTTCCAGTTTATCATTATTGGTTGTTGGCATCTCAAACTGCTCTTCAATAAAGTAATCAAAGGTAGGATAACGCATAACCATTGACATTTCATCGTCAAGTTTAATAACCTTATTATGGCCTTTTGTTTCTTGGACTTTAATGTCATTAATGTCGATCTTTACATCAACATAAGTTTCTTCCTCATCATCAGGATAGAGCACTTTAAGCTCGATTTTTTCACCAACAGCCTTAGAGCGAATGTTTAGAAAGAGGTATTCAATGTCGAATGTTGATAATTTTTCAACATCAACATCCTTTGTCATAATGCAATTTTCAAGGATGAGTTTAATTGCATTACCAATTTCTGTAATGTCCTCACTTTCCATTGCGATGGAAAGAACCTTTTCTTCTTTTGCTAGGTATGGACGGAATTTAATCTTCTTCTTAATGGATGGAATAACGAGTTCGTAAACAGGATGAACTGGACGTGGTAAAATTGACATACAAATCAATGACTATGGGTTTGTTTATTTAGCCTGTGAATGGAACAATGCCAGTAGGTGGTTCTGGGAAAGTTGGTTGAACCCGAGGTTGAATGGGTGTGTTGGGTCTAGCTAGAGTATTTGAATGTTTCCTGGTTCTTATAACATACCGAGTATAAGTAAATGAAACGGTACATTGTAATACCTGGGTTGATTCATAAGATACAGGAATGCTATTAACCGAAAGTGGGTAGGCATTAAGAAAACGATACTCTAAGTAATTTCCCTTAAAGTCTTTTTCGAATTTATTGACTACAATGTAAGGACTTCTATAATCATCTGGAAAATTCATCCGATAAAAATAATTCGGATCGTCTAGACCAGCGGTGCGATCACCACTATCTCCGTATTGCTCATTGGCAACGTATTGTGTCCATAATTCAAAGAACAATAAGACTCTATAGTTAGTCCCATCATCTTTACCATTGACAGAATTATCAACAATAAAGGTAAATTCCGATCTATCATCGTATTGTCTACGATGGGCAAATCGTTCGGTTACACCAGTATAATCGTCATTAATTTCTGTGGTTGCAAAAGTTGAACCAGGCAAAGATGCCTCAGTGCAATTAAGACTGATTAACTCAAAAGTAGAGGGATCAAGAACTAAGTCAATACCTGCTGCTTTTTTATCTCGGATCCAATTTATTACCGGAGATGGTGGTGGGAACCAACATTGATAATTAGACGAAGTGGCAGGCCTTAAGATTTTACTCTTAAGACTTACCATACTATGATCTTTTGGTGGAAAAACGGGATTACCCACTAAATAAACTATAGATTATCTTTAGTATTTAGTGGCCGAAAAGAACTGGAGACAAGACTTTTTTACACCAAGAAATCCTCAAAAATACATTGGGGATTTAAAGGAAATTGTTTTTCGTTCTTCTTGGGAAAAAAGATTCTTTGAGTTCTGTGATGAGACAAGCAGCATAAAGAAATGGTCCAGTGAACCATTCTCGATTCAGTATTGGGATGAATCAACAATGAAATCCAGACGTTATTTTCCTGATGCATACATGATTGTTGAGGATGCTCAAGGAAACGAGAAAAAGTATCTTGTTGAGATTAAACCTTATAAGCAAACCATTCCACCAAAAGAAGGCAGAAAAAAGACGCAAACCTACTTAAATGAATGTCGTACTTATCAAAAGAACGAATCCAAGTGGAAATTTGCAAGAGAATTTTGTGAAAAGAATGATCTAGAATTTATGATTATCACTGAATACGAATTAGGTCTCGCTAAACGATAATGTTTAATCTAAACAAAGCAACTCGCTGGGTCCTTAAGTGGATTGAAACCAATCTAAAGTTCGCAAACCTTATTGGTAGGGCAAAGAGACTTAAGTTTGAAAAGGATCAGGCCCAGATAAGGCCCGATGTTGGTGGAACCTCTTTATCCAATACAACAAAAGAAGAACTGGTTCGTAGGGGACAACAGCTTTATTCTGTTAAGGAATTGGTTGAACGGATGCCTTCTGGTAAAAGCCCTGATTATTATTGGGATAAGTTAGTTGAGG